AATCTCCTTATCCTCCGGGGCATCCTCTTCGGGTGCTTCCGGAGCAGGCGCCGGGGTCTCAGGGTCAACCACATCAATCGGGGCGAGGGCGTTGGTCAGATCAAGCAGGCGCATACCGTATGCGTGCGCTTGCAGGATGGCGCTCTCCGTGGCTACCTCGTCATCCCACAACACGAGGATGGTGTCGCCACCAAGGTCATGGGTTGCCCGTACGGTGGCGTCCATCGGGTCTTCTGACTGATGGTGCTCCAGCGCTGTTTTGACCAGCGACTTGGGGGCGCCGTTCCCGACGATGTGGTACGGGTGGTCAAAGTCAATGATGGCGGTGTACACACGGTCCATGCTGTCGCTGGGCTTCCCGCCGTACCACGGGAGAACGAAGTCGTTGTTGTCAACGAACTCGTTCAGGCTGTCTTCAATGATGTTGGCGGTGGCGCGACCGTTGCCGATAACGCCAATAACACCTCGGCTGGCTTTGGGCATTTTGTTCTCCTATTTGAGCGACCGGCGCAGGGACAGATCACCAGTAAGGGTGACCAGTCGCAACACCGACTGGGTGGCACCGGCGATTGTAGCCATCGCCAATCCTGAAAGCAATACATTGTTTTCGGATAGCCACCACGACGCACCAATGCCAAGAACGACGCCGACGAGGACGGTAACCCACGCACTCAACTCCTTTGGAATGAGCGTGGTTAAAACATGTATGGCTTTGTAAACCGCTAGGCCACCAATAATGATCATAGAGACAGCGTACCCGAATACCCGGGTATGCGGTCAAACCTCAAATTGGTTAGGGCAGTAGTTTGCTCTGTTACCGGAACGATATATTCCATGAGCCTCTTCACAGTCTCAACCGTTCGGCGGTAGTCAGAGGTGTAATAAGAGAAATTAGAGTGCTGTGAACTGTCACCCCAGCGGTGGTCGGCGTTGGCGCCACCGCCACCACTACCTACGCCGAGCCAACCACCCTGCTCCGTGTCGCCATCAAAGTACGCCCCCGGGGCATACGGCTCAAGAAGAGGGCGTGACACCTTCAGGGACAGGTTGGATGCAGAGACATTGGCGGTCAAGGCAATGTGGTACACGTTGGCCGATTCCGGATAGGTGTTAGCCGTGCTCGGGATTACAATCTGCCAGTACTTTCGTTTACCTCCGCTAGACAGGTTTTCACTCCTGTACACGGTGGACTGCGTAACGAGCGTTATTTCTGCGTTGTCAAGACGCACTTGAACAGCCGAAATATTGTCGTTTATATCATCTATAGAAAAGTAGTACTCCACGCCCCGCTTTAGTGGCGTATACCTCTTACCGTTAGTGGTGTGCGTTACGTCTGTACTCAGAGTTAGCGTAGACGACGCGCTGGTGCTTATCGTTGCAACCTTGTCGGCTACGGATGTCCCTGTAATAGAGGACCCCGCGACTCTCCAGTAAGAAGTGGTGTTACTGCTCTCTGACAAAGTGCTTATCCCGTTAACAAACTGCGGGTCGCGCACAAGGTTAAGACGCTGGGAATAAACGTCAATGTAGTAGGGGTACCTATTTTGTGTCTTCAACACAATTGGAACAAAATGCAAAGGGTTGTTGTTGTATCTAGACGCAACCCAAATATGTAAGTACATATCTGAGGTCGTTGTTGAGCCGTTACCCACAACCCCAAAGTCAACAGGCACTGACCACGCATTTGCTTGCCCGTCCGTTACTGAGGACACGAACCCCTCCAATGATGTGCTTGCCCCCGTGGTGAGGCTGTATGACACTGCCGAAGCCGCGGTCACGCTACTCAGTACAGCCGCGCCAATAACACTTGCGCCGTTACTGGGTGTTGCTCCGTAAACAGCCCCGTACTCCATGTACAAACGGCTGGCTTGGCTAACATTCGTTATCTTTGTTTTCAAACATCCTACGTACACGCCGGTGTTGACCGATGCGGCGCCAGACGTAATGCGTACAGCCGTGTTATTCTCGCATAGTGCTTTACCGTAATAGGTAGAAGAGGCGGCAACTGCTTGAGACGATGCCCCGCCACCAAGGTCTTGCACTTCCATGAGCCACTGATCCGTCGTGGGTACCTGAGTTGGGGAAGTCGTTGTAGCAAGGCTGGAGATAGCGTGTTGCGTAGCAGTAAACAAATCCGGGTTACTAAATTTTATTTCTGTGTCACTACCTGCCAAAGCCGTTATATATTCCTCAATACCTGTGATCAGCCCCTCGTTTTCTGTCAAATACCTAAAGTTGGAAATCAAATCCCGAAGGCGGGCTGGGCCAAGGTCCACAGTTTCAATCGGCAGACCGACTTCCTTAGCCAGTTGCTCCAACATTTCACTGTTCGCAACGTACGGGTCTTTCTGCCTAATTACGTAGTCAATAGTTGTCTTTAAAACGTCAATATCCCAACCAAACACATCCAGCATGCGCCGCAGTGGTCCTGACACAACGAGGTCGGTAGGGAGGACCGAGATGTGCTCACTGTTGATATTGGTAAGACCAAGTTGGTCATCCAACAGGCGGTAATGCAGTGGAACACGGCGATACAGGGACGCTAATGAATTGTAATTTTTAACTACCAACGTCTCTGTTGAGGCTAAGCGCTCGTACCATGAGCGCGTGCCGGTTGCTTGGTACTTAACAAACAGCGAGTAGTACGCCCATGTACCACCAGCGAGCCCATCATGGGTAAATGAAGAAACTGTGTTTGCGTTTGTAATCGTGACAAGCACCTGCCCATCCAAATAGGTTTGGGGTGGGCCATACGCGGAATAAACAAGAATCAATTCTGTGGCGCTAGGTGTGGCACTGACGACACTTGACAAGGCACTGGTGATGCCCCACTCCACTAACACTTCTCCGTAATTAGTCGGGGTAGCCGACAGGAATGATGCTGAACCGATGGTTACCGGGGGAAGGGTGTACCCATCAGCCTTAAATGCTGATGAATCGTCCGTGCCGATATTGGCGGTCCCCGGCTGTAGGAATGAGCCAGAGGTACTGGCGGTGGTACCTAGATTACTTTTAAAGACAAATGCTTTCTTTGCCATTAGACTGCTGAGACTCCCCCTGAGGCGGTGATGGTTACAACACCAAGTTTTGGCAAAGACGTTGCCCCAACCGTAATCTTGCCACTGTTATCAATGGTGGTCGTACCCCCGCTGGTGGTTGTGAAGCCCTTGACTATCAAGTAATCCACGCCAGCAACAGCCATGGCGGTACGATAAACCTCTCCGATATTTACAACTTGACCAAAAGAGACAGAAGTAAACGCAAAAAGGTTTTCTACCGCGTTTTTAACATCCGCAACAACGACAGACTGTACGTAATTTGACTTTACGTACAGATCAAAGTACACATAAATCTTAGTGAAGGTTACGGAAGAGGGAACGCTAATCAGGGTAACCCCAAGAAGGGCGTTATCTAGAAGTTCCCGAGCAACTCGGTCACGCAAGTCGGTGCTAATGCTGACTGACGCCGCTCCATCAGTTAGGTAGGCTGTCTGATCTGGGACTACCGTGGCGGTGATAGACGCTCCGCTGGACGAGGACCCCGTGTAGGAGACAGTGGCCTTAGATACACCCTGCGTAGCAAGAGCCAAGTCCCTGAAGTCCGACAGGGTGGTGGCGCCACTCCTAGTACGCAGTGCACCCGGAATGGCCCGCTTGATACTGTCAATACTTTCAAAGTCCAAGCCACCGGCCGCGGGCGAGACGTTAGTAATGGTTGTTATTGTGGGAAGTGACGACGTAGCAAGACGGGTGATCGTATTGCTACCCACATTCCCCAGTGAACCATCTGAATACCCATACGTCGCGGTTATTTGCGCGTTAATCGGTGGAATGCGCCCATTCAATCCATTACCAAATACTACTTGCGCTATTTGGTTAGAATCTATATAAACTGAGAATACTGAGTCGTCTGGTCCGTAACTTACAAGGGTGTTTACCCGCGACCATTCTTTTGTTGCGCCCCCAGCGCCCTCAGCGACAAACACTCGTACCGTGGTGGGGTCAACGCTCGTACGATAAATGTTGAACCGTTGCCCAAAGGTACCGTCGCTACTGGTACGGGTGGAGTCGGTGGAGGAAGTCAGGCTTTCGCTACTGACTAGTGTGCCTTGGCGCACACTCAATGACCCAGTGCTATTACCGGAGATAGATAGCGCTTCCTCATTGTAAAAGTACTGCCCCGTTGTAGATATGAACTTGGTGTTGGCCGGGACAGTAACGGAAGATGCCCCCGTATTGGTCAGGCTTAACGTGGCAGTTGCAGAACGCTGGTAATTAGGCGTGTAGCCATAAAGGTTAGCCAGAGCCAAGACGCTCTCGCGCTGGGTCGCGGTGCCCAAAAAGGCTTCTGTGGATGCGCGGTCAATGTAGTAATGAAGTGTGTCAGCGGTGTACGCCCACAGGTCAATCAATGTGGACATAAAGTCCGAAGGGTCGTCCCCCACCCATTCAGGAATAGAGCGGGAGGCGCGGGCCGACAGCGCTTCACGAACGCTACTGTAGTCTCTTGCCGTGTAATCAAAATTAGCCATAGGTTTCCTCGTTCAAAATGTCGCTAACAGTAAGTGTAACACTGGATTTCTGCGACGGATTTATAGAATAATAAACAGTTACGTAAATCGTGGAGCCCTCTTCTTCTCCACGAGACCCATCCCCCTCGGCAATCACGATGTCGTTAATACGTACACCCGACACGGCCTCACGGAGTTCTACTAGGGCGTCTTGTTTAAAGTCCTCCCAGATCAGGGGGTCAACAGGCTCATACAAAAAGGTATAAGTACCAAGACCGTACCGAGGGCGCATTGGCCGCTCAGTTTTGGTTACCGCAAGCACATCAATGATTTTTTGTTTAATAATTTCATCAAAATCAGAAGTAGTTGCAACTTTTCCATTATTAAATTGAAATGGCAAATAGATTGATCTCATAACTCATCCTTATCTATTTCTCTGTATGTTTGATACATGCTAAACGAAAAGAATGAAGACAACAAAACAAATGCTATTAAAGTAATTTTAATAACTTTTTTATACATAAATGTCCTTAAGTTGAGTTGTAGAACACCAAGAGCCGTTAAGAAACGCTGGTCGCGGAATAACTGGTATTTGCGATTTAATTGACATATATGGCTCTTCTTCATTCGTGTCATTACTGGCGATAGACATCTTTGTAAAGAACTCATCCCTAGTAACTGTGTGAGTTACCGACTTAACGTACCAGAAGCCATCAAATGTTGAATCAAACTCAGACACGGAGACAACACCACCGGGCAGGGCACCGGCTGTACCAGTTAACTCCACAGAAGCAAGTAGCGTGTTGACACCACGGCTACGGGCTTTAATCGTATGGTCAATCATTAGAGCCGATGTGCCGTTCACGCTGATTTGGTCTGTTACGTCCAGTGTTACTTCTTTTCCAAAACCCGTGTGCTCGTCCAATGGCAGACCGGAGTGTACTAACCCCTGATTGTCTACACTCACCGCCGTCAAAGTGTGGGACGTTCGGGGGTTGACCGTATCGCCAAAGGAACCGTGTAAAGACAAAATTGTTGCGGGCGTGGTTTGTGTCTCCATGTTTAACCCACGGACGTTACGCAGTTTGTGATACGAGATGCCACGACCAAGGGCCCGCATCGGGTTCCAAAAATGTAGATGTGTACCGTGCAGTGAAAAGGACATACCGTACAGTTGCGCCAACTTATTCAAAAATTGCCAGTCCGACTCCTCAGTTTGCACAATACGGTCGTACACAAAAGGGTCTTGCTCGCACGAAAAACTGACCCGGTGCTCGTCTGCAATAGTACTTACGATTTGGTCAAGAGTTTGACCCTGCCAGACGCGATTCTTTTTTGCTCGCATAGCATAGGAAGCGCCCATGCAGATAAGGGTTACTTCTTGAAATAGACTTCCGTTTACAATGCCATCCTTGTTTCGGAAGACGGGGTCTACTGAGGCGACGTACCCACAAAACTCATGGTTGTTAACACCAAAGTCAAGGAACCCATACACAGGTTTACCAATGTATTCAGTGATTACACTCGGGGGCACTCCGGCAATGACTATCTTCAGCATGTCATGCCTATTCTCTTCAAGCGCCAGTTCTACCTGCACAATGGATGTGTTCCGTGAAGGGACGTTGTGCACCACAATGTCAGTTATGGGTGAAATGGGGCTTGAAGACTTAAAGATCATTTTGCGGGGATTCTTAGCGTAGTTCCAACAGGAATCTCATCTGGGAATGGCACATGGGGATTGAGGTCAGCGATCTCCCAGAACCTTTCTGGGTCTTGAAAGACTCGGTGCGCGATTAAATCAAAACTGTCCCCGTCTTTTGTTGTGTACGTATAGTATTTTTTATTGTTAAAGTATTTCCTTCTTGCTTCGTAAGTACCGTCTTGAGAGACTGTTTTTATGTATCGTGATGTTGTTTGAACGTAAGCCATTATTTCGCCTGACTCGGGTCTATTTTAAATACAAATCCTGATTTATCTTTAGCAAATACAGTTTTTATTCCGGACTGCTCTATATATAAAACACTTGGGCGACTGCTTGTTTTAGATGAGAACAGTTTTACTTCCAAATAAAGACCATACTCAACAAAAAGTTTAGTATTTTTAGCCGCATCTGTTATTGATGAGTACGATGGAAGACTTAAATACAGATTGTCAGCCTCTTTTTCAGCGATTGTTTCCCGATTGGCTTTTGCGTTTTCCCACACTATGTTATTGACGTTGTCGTAGGCGCTATCTTCTGTGGGGTTAAGGCCCGGAGTATCATCACCACCACCATATCTCGCTAATCGCCTCCACGACGCCGCGTCGGTGATAGTTGCATTAACGCCCACTACATTCAGTAGTTTTACATCTTTTTGAATGCCGTTTGCGTCGGGCACTCCACCTGAAATACCAAGTGGTTGATACGAACGTGTGATGTTACTAGAAAAAGCGGCGGCTTTTTCTGCTTCATTAGCATACGCACGCCAAACTTTGACGTAGGGCTTATGGCTAATTGATATTGAGTATCTACCGTTATTGAACTCCCTGTATATTTGTGCTTGTTCAGGATCACCGACAAAACCACAACGAAATAAAAAAGTGTTGTAGTGCATTATGTCAACATACTTTTTATCGTATGTATCCCAACGACTACTGTGATCATCTGCATCAGTACCATGTAATGATATTTGATATTGAGGTAACTTTTTGACTATATCAACCAAGTATCTATATTCCTCAGTGTCCCCTACCACGCTAGTTGGCGGTAACGCACCACCAGCAGAGGGGTTTGGCACCATACTACTAAGCGCGTCAGTTAAATACGTGCGCTG